GAGCAACGATTGGAGAGGTAACATCTCGGTAAACGTCCTCGGGTGAATAACCGAATCCTTCATAAGAATAAGCCGGCATATCGTATGCGCCGCCATAAATGCGCTGTCCAAGCGTTTTCATGGCATCGTCGCCGATGTTTAAATAATTTTGTGATAACCCTAGATTTCTTGCGTCAATTTCGCGCTGATAATCAATCGCATCTTGTGCGGATCTCTCTTGAGAACGCGCAGCGTCTCTTGCCGCTCCCGCTTGCATGCCTGAACCAACAAGGCCAAGACCGCCGCCAATTGCGGCCGCCGACAACGACGCGGTTATTGGGTCAAACATTTTTAAACCCTCCGTTTGAATTGTTTTTCCTAACCATCACGCGAACTGATTCAAACCCTTTTTTAGACCAAGCCGGCAATTCTTTCTGAAAGCACATCAGCTCGAAAACTTCCGCGCCTAACTTTTTTGCCTTGCTTATCGCCGACCGGTACAGCTTCCACGACACGCCTTTTTTTCTTTCTTCCATCTTAACAAAAAAGTGTTGCCCAACGCCATGAGTTTTACTTGTTGCCGGCTCTTTGAAAATAAAAAAATCGAGAAACCCAACAATTTCTCCCCCATCTTTTTCCGCAACCAGGCAGTTGTATTTGTCCTCCCCGGCGTTTAAAAAAGAGTAAATATGCGTTCGCCACCAGTCAACGTTCGGGCAAAGATTATCTCCAATTTCAGCAACCATGTGCAACCACAACCGCGAAACTTGCCCAACGTCTTTAATGGTAGCTTGCCTAATTTTCATTTATCTTCCCTCGAAAACAATGATTGCTCCGTTTGCCCCATTGCCTCCGGCAGTGCTTCCCCCGCCGTTTTGCGAAGCGGCACCGCCACCACCACCTCCCGGATATTTTCCAGGTCGTCCCGCCTCCGTACCTCGTGCGCTCCGTGTGAATCCAGAAAGCATTGAAGCGGCACCTCTGCCACCAAGCACATAATTATTCGCCAAAATAAGCCCAAACATGCCAGGAGTTCCTGAAATATTTATGTCGCCATTTGTCGCATTGCTCCCGTCGTCTGTTGGTTCATTCAAACCAACGCCCGAAACGCTCGCCCCACGAATACCTCCAAGCCCTCCATTGGCTGTAATCGTCCCCAATACTGCGCCAATAAAAGTGCTGGCCGTTCCGTTCGCTCCGTTTGCGGAACCGTTCGCTCCGCCATTGCCTCCCACCCCGGAAGTCCAAGTATAATTAGCCTCAATATTGGCAATGAATTTTTCGGAATATGATCCACTTGATCCACCTGTTCCGACTCCGCTTTGGTTAGCGTTTCCAGTTGCACCACCGCCACCACCGGCACCTCCGACCATGCGCACCCACAGCCACTTTGAATTAGCGTTTGGCGTAAATGTTCCAGTGCCACCGGTTAATACCGTAACTGCCAAAACTGCGCCCGGGAAATGCAACGAAGTGTTGGCGATATGGTTGGCCATGTTTGCAAACCGGGAATCATCCCCAGCGGCCAACGTGTTTGCCGAATTTCCAACGTTTGCGGACATTGAAAAATTAGCCGCTAGATTTCCTCCACCCGTCAAACCGTTTCCAGCAGTAATAGTTATAATTTTGTCGGCTTTATTTCCCAGGTCGGAAGTAAGACCAATGATTTGGGATTGTGCAAGCGTTAAAGCATCGTTTCCATTCGACGCATGCGTTGCAGCGTGTGTAACGTCTGCCTTGTTTGCAAAAGCGTTAGCCAATCCCGTAATCTGGCTTTGTGATAGTGTTATAGGATCGGAACCGTTCGCAGCATGCGAAGATGCATGCGGAAAAACACCAGACGTGCTGGCCAGCGCAGTAAGCCACTGAACCCAAGACGATGAATCAATCCGGGAAAGCGGGATGCTTCTAAAAAGCGGATCGTTTAAGGGTGCCTTTTCCATTTATCGCGCCTTTTCAACCTGCACATATTGATTTAACAAGACCTTTTTAATTGGCGAAGAAATTTGAATTTTAAAAGTCTTGCCCTTAGCCGCTCCCAACCGATGCCATTTGACTTCCTTTTTATACTCTCCTTTTTTACCAAGGCCGCGATCACCGGCAAGTGTCCAAGTCCGTCCAAAATCGTTTGAAAAATAAAGTGAAACCTCTGCTTCTCTTTCGACTTCTATGCCTTCGGAAATATAAATTCCGCTTGCATGATTTCCATCGTCAACATAAGAAACGGTCACCGGCTCCCCGGTTTGCAAAATTGATGCGGTTAGATTTTCATACATTGCCGCATCATTGGCAGACGATGGCCAAACCCAGGAAACTTCAGATGCGTTGATGTTAACGGTAACGGTTCCAGGATCACCACCTAAATTTCCAGTAAGCGAATATTTTAAAAGCGGGTCGTCAATTAAAGTGAAAGCAAGAGTTCCAAGCGTTCCCCCTTCTAACGAAAGGGACATTGGAGTATCTAAAAACGATGCAATTTCAGTTTCAGAAGAACCGCCACCGCTTTCAACGTCGAGCTTCAGTTCCTTAATGAAAACGTTTTCTAAGTTTTCGTTGTCAAACAAATGGTTAGTTATCCTGGTGCTTATAAGCGGATTGCTGTTGTCCTCATAAATATCTAAGGCCATTTTGTAAAAATTGCCATTACTGTAATCGGTAACAATATGCTTTCCTGAAAAAAAGCAGTAATGTTCGGAAAGATGCCGGCAAACTTCGAACGGCTGATTGGGATCATAGCTTGACCGCTCGTGCCAAAGCTTTGTCATGGTATCAAATACCCAAGTTGCATTTTCTGAGGGAAAGGTTAAAACATAAAACTCATGCCCCTGGTCGGTGTAAAAATATGCGAACGCGTCCGAAGTCACGGCATACTTTGAAATTGTTGCGTTTATAGATTGCGGAGAAACCAGCTCTACCCCATAGCCTCGCGCCGCTACAATACCCAAAATTTGCCCGGAATTGGCGTTTTTTTGGGTTGCTAGCCAGTAAAGGGTATTGCCCCCCTCGGCGACCGAGTGCTTGGCAGCACATCCGTAATTTATCACACCGCCGCTTACCCTGGTAAAAGGAGGGTTGCCCGTGTCCTGATACCACACCTCTGTTGAATACTCCCCGAAAATCCACAACTCCCCGTGGTTATTGGCAACGGCCGCAATGTTGTCGGGGTTGCTTTCGGCCGTTCCAACATTTAACGCCGACCAGGTCGCACCATCGTACAAATCGGAAGTTTGAAACTGCGCCCCGCCAACATCGGCGATAAAATAACCGCCGACAAAGCAAACAGTGCTTGCCGTTTCGTCAATTACGGTCATTGCAGCCGTGGAAACGTTAAAGCAATAAATTTTTACGCCGTCCACAAAAACAATCTGATCTCCGCCGGACGGTGAAAGGCCGTTGTTTGCAAAAACCACCCGCCCGGTGCTGGTTGATAAATCCGTGCCAAGCTGCGCGGATATTGTTTTGTCGTTGTCGATTGAAAAAAGCTTGTTTCCAACAACGAAATAAATCTTGTCGTTGAAAACATGAAGGCCGCGCACCGCAGCAGTCGTTGAAGCCCAAAGCTCGGTTCCTGGCGTTCCTATGAGCGCGGCAATCGTTTTACCATCGGGCGTTGAAAGCTCCGGGAAAAAATTTATCATCCTACTTGCGTTGATATTTAAAGATGACGATTGATACCCAGGTGATACAATGCCAAATTGCGCCATTTAAGCACCGCCGGATAAAATATTATAGTTTCCAATATTTCCGGGCAAGCCAAGGTTTGCGGATGCGCGTTGATTTAAAGAGTTCGCCGTTCTGATTTGCTCTTTTGCTTCCATCGCCTCGGCTTTTAATTCCGCCACAACCGTCTTTTGAAATTCAATCGCCAAGTCAACCGCTAGATTTAAAATCAACGCCCGGCGGTATTGATCAGGAAAGGTGAAAGAATCGTCAAGCGTTGAAAACTGCGTGAAAGGCTTATCGGAAACAATGTTTAAAACATAAGCCTTATCGGGAATTGGATATAACTTGATTGTTCCAAGGCGCGCCGCCTGTTGCGTTTCGCCCGGATCGAAAAACAAGCGGTCAGGCCGCCCGGAAACGTCTTTGCTTGTAATTGCGTTATATTGCTCACGGGTAAGAATAGAAAATTCTGGATAATCGGTCGCACCATCGCTTATGAATGCGCCAGTAATGGTAAGGGGACAAACGGTTGTCCAGTCTCCACCAGATGCGCCAATGGTAACTAATCCGTCACCAATGGTAAGCGTTTTAGATTCCTCGATATCCGAAAGCTTCAGGTAATTACTAAGCTGCCATTCGGCCAACATGTCGTTAAAAATATCTAAAGCATCCTCTGCAACGTCCGCGCTTGGTTCCTCGCCTGAAGAAATGACGTTGATTCTTTTCAACGCCTTTTTAATTAAATCGCGTGCGGTATTAACTGCCATCGGTTGCGCCCTCCCAATTTGATTTTAAATGCGGAGTACAAAACCCGGTCTTGTTGAGCGTGATAAAAATCCCGTAACGGTCAGCGGTCTTTTGACGGTACGCCATGTCTTTATAAGTCGCTGTTTGTCGGCGGTCTATTACCACCTCGCCGCTGTTTATGACGTATTCTTTGCGCTTGATCTTTGGCGATGTTTCTTTCAACCGTTCAACCCATGCTTCGCTTATATCGTCAACCCGCTCCACGCTAAACCGCTTTTTTAAAGGCATTGCCGCGCCGCATAGGTCGCAATACTTCTTTTGCTGCTCTATAAAATCAATTGGGTTTTTCTCCCACCACCTAGGCTCAACCTTCCAAGCTTCAGATGGCGATTCTTTGTCTAAAACCATCGACAAAGCAGCCGCTACCTCGCAGAAAAAAGCCCCGTGCGGGTTAATTGCCGCGCTCCAATACTTTTGAACCCAGCAATCGTCAATCAAATAATCGCGCTTGAATTTATCTGGGAAAACTTTTGTCGCCTCTACCAAAATAGGGCCGTGCAAAACGTCTTCCCGGGTATGGTCGTTTAAAAAAATGTTTCCGAACGTTTCGACAATCGCTGCGCGATGATGTTCTTTTCCTTTCGGGAAAGTTGTCCAAAGGCCGCATTGTTCCTTGGGGAAAACAGAGCGCAAATAAGCGCATATTTCGCCAAATTGCGGATGGCACAAAGGCTCGCCGCCCATAATGCCAACCATTCTTTCAAAGCCAACCATCGAATCAATCGCTTTTTTAACTTCTTCCAACGGCATAAAATACGGCTTTTCGTGATGCCCACAAAGGCGGGTGCAATTGCTGCACGAGTTCGGGCAATAATTCGTCACTTCAATTTGAATGGTGTCCATATTAACAAGTGGGCGCATTTTTGCCCCCTTTGTTCAAATCAACATCTATCCCCTTGAGATACATGAAAACAACATCTTTAAAGTTTAGTGTGTTGATAAAATCAAGCATCAAAACATTTTCTTGCATGTTTTGAATCGCTTGAATGTCGTTCATTTTTTCTTGGCAATTTGTCACCGGCGCAATTCCGGCAAGCAATACTTCGATTTTTATTTTTAGGGAAATTTCGTCAATTTCTTTTTTATTGATTTCAATTCCCCAAGATTGAATTGTTTTCAAAATTCTTTCGCCGCATGGCGTAACGGCTAAAAAATCCTGCCAATCAAGATCGCCGTTTTTCAAAAATGAAAGCTGGCTGATCATTTGTTGAATTGACTGATTGCGCTCGTCATCCGCCAAACATTCGCAAGCCCAAAGCATCAATTGTCGTTTTAAATAAAATTCCTTTTGCGGCAATGTGTTTGTGTAAATATGGAAAAGGTGATGCAAAGGCGCGCCAGCCTTTATTTTTTCGCAGTTTTCAACCAAAAGCTGAGGAATAAGCCTATGTTTTAGGCCATACCGCGCGATATTTCGGCTTACGGTAAAATCATCTATCAGGTGGTGAGGGTCAACAACCGTTCCGCCTTCCGCAACGGTTGGAAAAATTCGCGCCGCCGCCTCGTCCGGTTGTAAACCTTCCAACGGTGACCACAAATCACGGCACCAGTCGGAACCGATCATGCACCAATTGCCCTTGCCTATAAACCGCCCATCCCGCTTGAAATATTCGTCCGGTTTAAACCTGATCGGCACAAAATCCGTGCCGTTTGAAACCGTTGTATCCTTGGTTACGATTTCAGTTATATCCCAAAAATCGGGGTGAATTAAAGCGTCCGCGTCAAAAAATATTGACCATTCATCAGCGCGCTTTTTGGCAAGCTCTTTAATTTGAAATTTTTCATAAGGGCAAGGAAAGGCCGGAAATTTTCTTTGGTCGATGATTAAAAATTCTGCGTCAATTTTTTGGGCATACTTTCGCATAAGCGGGAAAGTCAGCCTGGTAAGTTGCGGCGCATAATCATTAACTGAAACCGTGTAAAGCGTCTTTTTCATCTTAACCCCCAAATGTTTTTTGGCCGTCTCTCCGGCCTGTCAAGCCTTAATATAGCTCGGCTTTCGGCTCTTTGGGGGTTAACCAAAGTCAAGAATTTACCCCAAGATTTTGCAAGCCATCTCTGGACGCCACACCGCCCAGCCATACAGCACGTCAATACGCACATAATGGCGATCGGTGGAGATGTCAGAGGCTTTCCACATCCGAAGACTGATCCCGTCCAAAACAGCGCGGGAAGCAACGCCAGTGTCAGGCATCGCCAAGTCGGCAGTGCCGAGGACAAAAGCATCACGATGAAAGGCCAAGTTCAACGGGGTAACGGTATTTGCGGTTACCCACGTCAAAGCCGCTCCGTTGGCCGGAATAGCGTTCACCGTCCCGTTGGCAACGTTGGCCGCTGCCGCAGTAATGGCCGGAACAACCGTCACCGTTCCATTGCCGTTCGCTCCCAAATTGGCCGCTGCGGTAACTGTGAACGTTTGCAGTTGCCCCGTGGTGATTTGGTTCTCCGGGTTTACAGCAAAAACGTTGGCAATCGTGAACATATCGCCAGCGTTGATGGTCACGTTGGCACCGGCTCCGGTTATCGACAAGTTTGAACCAGTTTGGTTGGCCGCGGCAACCGTTCCATTTGCGCGAGCGGTCGTAGTGACACTGCCCACGTTTTGATCTTCGAAAACGTCGAAACCGTAAGCACGCCCGACCAGGTTCTTTTGAAATATCGTGTTATTGTCGCCCGGGCCGCCCAAAAGCTGATTGGTTAGGTACGTTTTCAACCCACCACAAGCGGTAGGATTAACGACAAGTTTCCTGTTGTCGTTGGGAGTTCCAAACCACGTCAACTTCGTTCCAGCGTCAACAAATGGGTTTGACGTTGCGTTCGCAATGGGAGTTGTTCCAGCCGTCCCAACGTGGTTATAAACCCCGATGTTGGCGGTTGCCAAGCCGTCCAAATCAATTTTGGTGGCAAGTGCGCTCATTGCTGGCATCAGATCGCGCTCAACCCACTTTTCATTGAAAAGGGTTGCCTCGTTTGAAGTCATTGACAAAGCAACGTGCTTTTGTGAAGTGACCTGCAAAGTCACGTTGGAGTTTGTCATTGGCTGGTCGACCAGGTTTGCGCCGTTGGAAACGTAATAGCGGTTTGGCAAGCGCAAAGAAAGATTGGAACCAATCAGCGCGCCGGATTCTCCAAACTTATCATCATATTGGCGATTTACGGACGCACTAAACCCAAGGTTGTTGCGCAAAATCCGCGCCGCTTCCTTGGTATACATTGTAATTGTTTGAAGCGTATTATTAGCCACGATTTAAGCCTTTCTGTTTCACAAATACCCGCGCTGCTTATTCCGATAAGCCGCAAATTCTTCCGGTGTCATTTCGTGAAGCGGTTTAATTACCGCGTTCCCGCCCTGCCCGGTTGCCGGCTTAATCGGCTCGGGTGCTTTGGAAACTTTGTTTGTTTTTTGTTCCTCTGGTTTTTTTCCCATTTCCACCTTGACCGAAAGTTTCCCGATTTCTAAAATCGCTTGCTCCGCCGGTAACGAGTTGATTTTTTTAAGCAATTCGCCGTCAATCGCAAGCTTTTTAGCGACCTCAACACCATTTTCCAATTCCAGAAGCACTTTTGTGTTATGCGCCGCAATTGGCATGTTGATTATAGCGTCATATAAATCGGGCGAGGCGTTTTCCACGTCTCTAAGTTTTGCTTGAAAGCCTTTTTTCTTTTCTTCCAAGCTGGCAAGCTCGCGCCTCTCGTGCTGTTCGCGCAAAATTCGGTCTGCTTCTTCTCTGGCGATTTTCCGGGCGTGATATTGAACCAAGGCCGCGTTATACTCGTCATAAGTTTCGTATGATTCAGCCTTTGGTATTCCATCGGCAGCCGCCGGCTGCGGTTGTTGCGGCTTTGACGCTTCCGCAAGCCCACGAAGATAAGCCGCCTCTTTTTCTGCCTGTTGTGCCCGTTTGCGCGTTGCGATCAGTTCTCTAACAAGCTTGCTCTGTTCGTCAGGTGCCGAACCCTGCTTTTCTTGCGTTTGGCCTTCGCCATGCGCTTCGGCTGTTGGTGCGGGTGCTGATTCCGCGCTTACAGCGTTTACGGTGGCCTGTTCCGCTGTTTCGGCCTGTGCGGGTGCCGATGCCGCGTTTTCGGCTTGGTTTAAATCCATCTTTGCAACCCCCAAATTTATTTATTTAAAAATACGAAAAAACCAAAAGTTAAACAACAAAATTAAACTTGTCCGGCCTCGTTTGCGCTCTGTTGCTCGCCAAACGTTTCTTGCGCCGTTTGGCTCATTATTTGAGTCATTTGATCCAATGATTTCGCCATTTCGGTATTAATTTTTATTTTCCCGCTTACGATTTCATTTTGAATTTTTAACGCCTCTTTCACTTGCTGCGCGCGTTCCGTTTTTAACCGCTCGGCCTCCACAAAAGATTTCAGCTTTTGATTCTGCAATTCCATTTGTTTAAGCTGAATGCTTAAAATTTGTTCCGGCGTTGGAGGCTGTGGTTGTGGTGGTGCCGGTGGCTGCTCCCCTGGCTTAGGCGGCAATATTCCATACGGGATAAGCTTGCGCAATGTCTCGGCAAAGTCATCCGCGCCATCAAAGTCCATATTTTTAACCGTGTAATAAAGCGCAACCAAAGAAGCCGGGGAAATGGCTTGACTTATGATGGAATTTAAATTCAACATCTTGTCGGCCGCTTCCATCCGTTGCGTCTCGTATGACGGCCCCGCCGTAAGCTGAACCCTGTATTTCCCCTTGCTTAAAAGATTGTAAGGCTGATACGGGTTTTGCTTGGCCTTCTTTTTTAGCTCGTCAAGATTCATGGCCTGAAACCGCTCCGGGTTTTTGGACACTTTTTCCAACGCCCCCCCGACGGTTGTATTTACCGGAATAAATGCGTCCGATCCGTCTTGCTGCCGCACTCGCTCCACCGATTCAATATCATAAAAAAACGGCAGAGCATCGTTTAAAATCTCCCCGCAATAACGAACGCATTTATTCAAGTTATCTTGAAAAGTGAACGTTGTCGTTTGCGTTGGCAGTTGCCTGGCGTTAATCGCCGCGCCGGAAAGCTCCCGCCCCTGATCGCCTAATGTGGCGTTATACATGCCCACCGAGTCTTTGATCGTTTGCTCGGCGCGCGAAATTTCGGCAAGAATTGCAGTCGGCGGTTGACCTGGTAAAAGCCTTTGCGGAGGCGGCGCGTCCGGGGATGGGTTGTAAAACAACGCCGGCAGCCCGGACGGGTTGGCATAATCTTTTTCAAAGTTTGCCGCTTGCTTTGGCGTTATCAATATCGGCGCGATGGGCTGCATAGCCACAAGCTCGGCCGCTGCCGTATGCCAATAATCAAGCAACCGCTGCGCGTCTAGCGCGTCATTGACAAGCCCATAAATAAACGATTCGTTTAAAATCACCCTTTCTTCACCAAGTGCCATAAAAACCGGGATATATTTCCCCGGCCAAAACGTTTCTTCCAAAACAAATTGCAAGTCACCAGACAGTTTAAACCAGCGCACATATTCACGCTCGAAGTCGCCAATTTTTTCAATCTCTGGCAACGCTGAAAAATCAACGCTTCCGGGTTGTTCTGCTTCCTTCTGGTCGAATGTCTCCTTGAGCTGAGCTAGATACTCCTCCGCTTTTTTAGGCTCCATAACCCGCCCATCGGAAAGCAACGCCATTTTTTTTGATTCTTTGTCTTTGACGAAATACTCAACAACATCGACCGTGTTTTTCATGCGGTAGGACTGATAATAATAATTTGCCCCGCTGATGTTTTTGGTGCTGGTGTTTGGGTATTTTTCTTCAAATTCCTTTTTTTTCATCGTTCCCAAGATAAAGCAGAAGCTTGCGTCCCGAAAATTTGGATCATCTGAGCTTGGATCAAACAAAACCGAAAATTGGTTTTTGATCAGCTTGATTTTTAGCTTTTGACGGAACGGGAAGTCCTCGTCGTAACAGCTTATTACCCGCCCCGCTCCGAACCCGCTTTCCACCTGCGCCTTGCCTACTTTATCAAAAACGCTTTCCGCTTCTGAATCAAATTCAATGTCAGAAATCTTGCCCTCGCGTACCTTGGCAACCTCGGGATCGCTTTCATCATCGCCGGGAATAACTTTAATGCGGGTTTTTACGCCGCGCATTTCTCCACAGACTTGCTTTGTAAATTTAGTCAACGCCTGGACTTGCAAGCACGGGCGGCGGTCTTTCTCGCGCCTTGCGCGTTCGTTTTCCTCCCAATGATCTTCACCGTTCAAAAACTTTAAAACCTCAATCCCGCGCGTATATTTCGGAGACCAATAATCAACCGCAACGCTAAAGTTTTCTCTTGCTGCTTCAAGCATTTCAAAATATCTGCTTTGGTCTAATAATTTACCGCCCATATTTCACCCCCCATAGATTCTTTCGCTCCATGACTTTATTTTCGGGATTCTTGGCTTCCATCCTACCGCCAGGCAGCGCATGGCGTCCGCGGCGTGCGATGCCCAATCATGGCAAGGATGGTCTTCAAGTTTTTTCAGCTTGTCGTTATAATTCGCGCGGTATTCGCGCAACGATTCCAAAAGCCGCCGGCATTTTTCCTTGTCGAATTTGCAACGCGCCAAAAAATTACGCACGTTTTGGATGCCTTCCATCACCGCTTGTGAATTGGAAGCCCTCGGCACCTTGATTATAGGTTTTATCCCTAAGTTAAGCAAGGTTTCCTCCCTAGACTTGCCAGCAAGCCATTCCCTTTGGGCAACATCGTGTGGGAAAAAATGATCTCCGTAAAAAAAGCCTTTTTCTTTTAAAATCGCCGCGTAATGCTCCGCGCCTTCCCCGAAGTTTTCATAATAATCGATAACGTGAATATATTCCCCAGCCTCTTGGAAAAATATAATGCTTGTTGAATCATCAACGCCCAAATCCCAAGCGGTATTAACAGGCATGCCAGTATCGTAAGGAACCCCGCAAATCCTGCCATCGTCTTCCGCTTTTGCCATTTGTTTTCCATAATAAACCCCTAGATTATAGCCAGTAAAACTGCAATAATATTCTTGCTGTATTAATTCCTCCGGCATTCCTTCCATGCGGTCTTCTTCAATATCTGATTCGGATATAACGGGCGTTCCATCTTCGCGCTTGGTGTCTTTAATCGTTAAAACTTCAACATACCACTTGGGATTGTTTTTGGCGAATTGATACAATCTGAAAGCGTGATTTTGTCCACGCGGGGTGAAATTAAACATGGCAAACCCGCCATTTTCGCGAAGAATGGGCCGGATTAAATCCCATGCGCGCGGGTCTTGTAAAGAAAACTCGGAGAAAAAAACGCCGTAAGGCGGGGTTCCCATGATGGAATTAAAACTATCCGTGCCGATAATTTGCAAAACGCTTCTATTTTGAAAAATAAACTGCATATTTCGCGCGTCAACGCTTCGCAAAATTTCTCTCGGTATGTGATCGGAAAATTTAGTCCCCGTCCTCGGGTCGATTGAATCCCAAATGACCTTACGGCCTTGCGCGTAGGTTGGAAAAAAATAATAATAAACCGCGCTTTTCTTTTGCGTTTCCATCACTGCTTTATTAAAAAACGCCTTGTCTTTTCCGGCCCGGCGATGATGGACGAAAATTGCGCGCTTGAACTTTTCAGGGCACGCGCCCATTATTCCAAATTGATAATTTCTCGGCGTGAATTTATATGGTATGGTTATCGGCTCAACCAGCTCAAGTGCCTCCTCCGGCTCTTGCCAATCATAAGGGCTTTGTATAATTGGCTCCGCTTCTTCGATTGAAAATTTCACTGTTGCGGCTCGTCAATGTTTTCAGGTTCTGGCTTTTGCTCTGTAAATTCTGCCGCCTCCACGGCCTTTACCTCTTTTTTATAATCCACAATAATAATAGGCCGGTTGGGGTCGCCTAAAAATTCCTGCGCCAGCTTGCCATCTATGCGATCAAGTAAAAATTCCAAAGCTTTGTTATCGCCTTGAATAGCGCGAACGATTGCGGAACCCGCCACAGCGTCCGCCATTACTGAACCATGCCGGCGCATTTCGTCAGCCACCGGGCCGGTAAGCCTTATTCCCGTCACGGCTATAAATTGATCTATGGGAAGGCACAAAAGCCGCCGCCAAATGGTAGTTATTTTTATCCTTTGCGGCTGGCGTTTTTCGCCTTGCCCTGTTTGGCTTGGATCACAGCCCGCTTGCGCTGGTTTTAAATTTTTTCGCCAATATTGGTTTTCCTTCATTTTTTTACAGGCTCCTTTCCGGTTAATTTCTTCCACCTGGCAAGAGCAATGGAAACATAGCGAGGGTTTAGTTCAACCGCAAAGCACCTGCGGCCTAGATTTTCAGCCGCAATCAGCGTTGTACCGGAACCCAAAAAAGGGTCGTAAACCTCTGAAAAAGTGTGGTTTTTAATCGGCCTAGCCATGCACTCAATCGGTTTTTGTGTCGGGTGGCCGTGCCTTTTGTCCTCGCGCTCGTTTATATCCCAAACAGTTGATTGTGTTCGGTCGTCCGTTCGGTTGCTTGGCACCCCTTCGCGCACTGCGTAGAGGCATGGTTCATGCTTGTAATGATAATCACCGTGGGAAATAGCATGATTGCTTTTATTCCATATAATAGTGTTGCGTTTGATAAGCTTAAATTTTTCCAAAGATGCTTGCACGGTTGAAGTAAACTTATCGGCATGCCAAACGTAGGCCACCGCGCCTTCAAAATGAATCCAAGCATACGACCAGTCGGCTTGATTGTCATTTTCAACAAGCCCATGCTTTAGGTTGTTATTTGATGCTTTAACCACTTCTCCATTTTTATCAGTTTTTTTTCGCTCTGTTGGATCGTATTTCACGCCATACGGCGGATCGGTCACCATGATTTGTGGCTTGTGCCCGTCCAACAAATACGCAAGCGCGCCGCCATCCGTTGAATCGCCGCATAAAATACGATGTTCGCCGCACGCCCAAATGTCGCCAAGCTGAACATGAAAAGCGTCAGCTTCCAATTCCGTTGCTTCCGCGTCTTTAAACTCTGGCGTTTGCTCATCCCCGCCGATGCATAAAATTTTATTTATTTCGCTCATGTCGAACCCGGTTAAATTTAAATCAAATTCCAAATCGCACCGCAGGTCGGCAAGCTCTTTTTTTAACAGCCTTGAATCAAATTCCGTTTTGGCTATTTTATTATCGGACAGGCGCAACGATTTTTTGACCGTTTCCGAAAGGCCAGCGCGGATGATAAC